AAAGTCGCGGGGATCGTCATAATCAGCGAAGAGCTCCTGCGCTTCAGCAACCCGGCAGCCGAGGAAATCATCCGCAACGATCTGCGTGACAAGATCACTGAACTTGTCGATCATGATTTTCTCGATCCGACGCTGGCCGAGCAGACCGGCGTGCGCCCGGCCTCGATCACCAACGGCGTCACCGCCATCAACGCCAGCGGCACCAATGCCGATGCGCTCCGTGCCGATCTCGGCGATCTGCTGGCCGAGTTCCTCGGGGACAACATGGATCTCGGATCGCTGGTGCTGATTATGAAGCAGGATCAGGCGATGCGGATCTCACTCATGGTCAACACGCTCGGCACGCCGGAATTCCCCGGCATGACGCGCGACGGCGGCACGCTGGTCGGCATCCCTGTGATCGCCTCGCAGAACATCGTCGACAGCGGCGGCTCTCCGACCGACGGCTCGCTGATCGTCGCCATCAACGCCCGCGACATCCTGCTCGCCGATGACGGCGCCGTCACCGTCGACGCCAGCCGTGAAGCCTCGGTGCAAATGGACAGTTCACCGGACAGCCCGTCGACCGGTTCCACAAATCTCGTCAGTTTGTGGCAGCACAATCTAGTCGGGCTGCGTGCCGAGCGGATGATCAACTGGAAAAAGCGCAGAAGTACCGCGGTCAATTATATCCAGTTTGCGAAATACGAATAGTTACGCAAACTCGATCTCGCGCACTGTCAACTTGCCGTCGGCGGCCAACCGCAACAGTTTCGCGGCCGCCGGCGGCACGCCGACCTCGCCGGCAATCCAGCGGCGCCCTGAAAATTATTTTCACGATGTTTGCACCTGTGTCGTCAATGCAACAGGAGTTCCAGCGATGCCGCGCATGATCGCGCTCAAACGCATCTATTATCCGAAAGGTACCGGCACCGGTCGCGAGATCGCCGTCGGCGAGGAGTTCGATGCCTTGTCGGACCGCGACGCCGATCGGTTGCTGAAAGTGCGCTATGCCAAACTCGCCGATGATGCGCCGACGGACAAATCGCAGCCGCTTGAGCTCCCGCGACTGTCGGAAGCGAAGTCGGCGGCCGCGAGCAAACCGGCGCCCGATCTGCCGACACCGAGCAAGCGCATGTACCAACGCCGCGACATGGAACCGAAACCCTGATGCGCGTGCTCGGCTACGAAATCACCCTGCGCAAGCAGGCGCCGCCGGGATCGAACATCGTCGGCGACCGCGGCCATTGGTGGTGGCCGATCGTGCGCGAGCCGTTCACCGGCGCCTGGCAGCGTAACGAGGATCTGCGCACCGAAACCATCCTGTCGTACTATGCGGTTTATGCCTGCATCACGCTCATTGCCGGCGACATCTCGAAAATGCGCATCCGGCTGGTCGAGCGGACCGCCGATGGCGTCTGGCACGAGATCGAGGCGCCGGCGTTCTCGCCGGTGCTGCGCAAACCAAATCATTTCCAGAACAGAATAGAATTCTACGAGCAGTGGATGCTCTCCAAACTCATCCACGGCAACACCTACGTACTCAAGGAACGCGACCAGTCGCGCATCGTGCGCCGCCTCTATGTGCTCGATCCGCTGCGGGTGAAAGTGCTCGTCGCGCCCGACGGCAGCGTGTTCTATGAACTCGGCAGCGACCGGCTGCCGCGGCTCGAGTTCGAGCGCACGGTAACCGTGCCGGCATCCGAGATCATCCACGATCGCAATGCCCCGCTATTTCATCCGCTTTGCGGCGTGTCGCCATTGATGGCATCGGGGCTCGCCGCCGCACAAGGATTGAACATCCTCGGGAGCTCGAGCAAGTTTTTCTCGCAGGGTGCCAATCCCGGCGGCATCCTCACCGCACCCGGCGCCATCGGCGACGACACCGCCAGGCGGTTAAAGGACCATTGGGAACAGAACTATACCGGAACGAACGTGGGGCGAATCGCGGTGCTCGGCGACGGCCTCAAATACGAGCAGATGTCGGTCAACGCCGTCGACGCGCAGCTGATCGAGCAGTTGAAAATGTCGGCGCAGACGATCTGCACCGCCTTCCACGTGCCGCCGTACATGATCGGTGTCGAGCCGCCGCCGTCGTGGAACAACGTCGAGGCGCTGTCGCAACAGTATTATTCGCAGTGCCTGCAGAAGTACGTCGAGAAAATCGAGCTCGGCCTCGACGACGGCCTCGGCCTCACCGCGGTCGAGGGCAAGACCTACGGCAGCGAATTCGATACCGACGATCTGTTGCGCATGGACACGGCGACCAAGGTTAAGGCAGTCGGCGATGCCATCCGCGCCGGCTTCCTGGCGCCGAACGAAGGCCGCAAGAAATTCGATCTCGGTCCGGTCGAGGGCGGCGAGAGTCCTTACCTGCAGGAACAGAATTTCTCGCTGGCCGCACTGGCCAAACGCGACGCCGGCGATCCCTTCGCCAAACCGGAACCGGCACCGGCGCCGGCGGATGACGTCGAGCTCGTCGACGATGCCGATGACGAAACCGCGGACGATGCGGATGATGCGGACGCTGCGGAAGGCCGGCAGCGTGCCATCGCCGAGGAATTCTGGAGAGCGATCGCATGACGCCGCGCGACGCCGAGCTGATCACCACGCTCGCCAAACTGGTCAAGGATCACGTCGAAATCGAATTGCGCAAATTGATGGTCCGCCTCGAGGCGCTCGAAACCGTCGACCTGCGCGGCGAGAAAGGCGAGCCGGGTGCAAAGGGTGAGCCGGGCGACCGCGGCGAGCCCGGTCCGGCGGGGCCGGAAGGCTCGCCCGGCCGCGACGGCCGCGACGGCCTGCCGGGTATTCCTGGTGGGCCCGGCGACAAGGGTCTCGATGGAAAGAACGGCCGCGATGGCGTCGACGGCCTCGGTTTCGACGACCTCGAGGTGGTGCAGGATGGCCGCACGATCACGTTCCGCTGCAAGGGTGCCGACGGCCGCGAGCGCATCATCGGCAGCGCAACCTGGCCGGTCCCGATCTATCGCGGCGTCTACAAGGCCGGCTGCGACTACGTGCAGGGCGATGCCGTCACCTACAATGGTTCGGTATTCGTGGCGGTGGAGGCGGCGGCCTGCAAGCCAGAGGAAGGCAACGGCGGCTGGATGCTCGCGGTCAAGCGCGGTCGCGACGGCCGCGATGGCAAGCCCGGCGCCAAGGGCGAGCGCGGCGACGCCGGGGCGCCGGGCCGCGATCTCACGCAACTAGGTTTCGACGGTCGCAAATGGTGAGCTCATGGGATTAGTGCGCATCGAGGCGCCGTCGGTGCTGCCGATCACGGTCGAGCGCATGAAAGCACGGTTGCGCGTCGACCACGCTTTCGATGACACGCTGATCGAGGAGTTGATCGGCGAGGCCACCGACTACTGCGAAGGGCCGGAGGGGTTCCTCGCCCGCGCGCTGGTGACGCAGACCTGGGAATTGGTGCTCGACGAATTCCCCGACAACGAAATCCGTATCCCGTTGCCGCCGCTGCAGGAGGTTGTCAGCGTCACCTACGATGACGGCGATGGCATCGCGCAGGTACTCGACACTTCCGAATACACCGTCGACACATCCAATCAGGAAAGCGGCTATGGCTGGATCCTGCCGGTGAGCTCGGGCTCCTGGCCGAGCACGTTCGACGGTATCAATGCGGTGCGCATCCGTTTCGTCGCCGGCTATCCGGCCACCGACGATTCACCGCCGGACCTGCGCGGCAACATTCCCGGCTCGATCATCTCGGCGATCTCGCTTCTCGTCGGCAGCATGTACGAGCACCGCGAGGATATCGTCGTCGGCCAGGCGGCCAGCCGTATCCCGCGCAATGCTGAGGATCTGCTGCGCCGCAAGCGCATGCATCTCGGAATGGCATGATCAACCGCGCCGCCGAGCTCGGGCCGGCTAGGTTTTCATGGTGGCAGGACTGGCGCGGCGAGTGCGTCGCCATCGTCGCCTCGGGACCGTCGACCAGCAAGGCAGCGGTCGAGGCGCTGCGCGATCGTATTCACGTGATCGCCATAAAACAGAATGTCGAGCTCGCGCCGTGGGCGGAGGTCGTCTATGGCTGCGACGCGCCATGGTGGATATGGCGGAAGGGTTTGCCAGAATATCGCGGCATCAAGATCACCCAGGCGCGGCTGGCGAAATCACGCTATTCCGATCTCGTCTGCGTCGAGGTCAAGCACGTCGACAAGCTTCTGGTCGATGAGCCGGGCATCATCGGTTCCGGCGGCAATTCCGGATTCCAGGCGCTCAACCTCGCCGTGCAATTCGGCGCGACCGGCATCATGCTCATCGGTTTCGACTACCACGACAAGGGCGGCGTGCACTGGTATGGACGCAATCAGGCGCAGGGAATGAACAATCCGGGCGAGGTCAATTTTTCCCGCTGGCGCCGGGCGCTCGCCGCCATCGTGTCCGAGCTCGAGGCGCGCGGCATCGATGTCGTCAATGCCAGCAACGGCTCGAGCATAACCTGTCTGCGCAAGCGCGGCATCGACGAGACGTTTCGGCAATGGGGCTTGTGACCAGCTCGCCGCATCAATCGATCTGGATCGGTTTCGAGCCGCGCCAGCAACTGGCCTATGACGTGGCCTCCTGGTCGATCCGCCGGCACAACCGGCATATCCCGATTCGCGGGCTCTATCTGCGTTTGCTGATCGAAAAAGGCTTTTATCGGCGACCGATCGAAATCCGCAACGGCCGCCGCGGCGAGCGGCAGATGTGGGATACTTTGAGCGACGCGCCCATGGCGACGGAATTCGCGGTGTCGCGGTTCCTGGTTCCGCATCTCGCCAGATACGGATGGGCGCTCTACCTCGATTGCGACGTGATGCTTCGGCGCAACGTCTCGCATCTGTTCGAGCTCGCCGATGACCGCTATGCGGTAATGTGCGTGCAGCACGATCACCGGCCGCAGGCGACGTCGAAAATGGATGGCCAAATCCAAACCAGCTACGCGCGGAAAAATTGGTCGAGCGTCATGCTGTTCAATGTCGAGCATCCTGGCAATGCGCGGCTGACGGTCGAGATGATCAACCGTCTGCCCGGCCGCGATCTGCACCGGTTTTGCTGGCTACGCGACGACGAGATCGGCGCACTGCCGCCAGAATGGAATTTTTTGGCCGGCAACGGGCAGGCGATGGCAAATCCGGCATTGGTGCATTTCACCAACGGGCTGCCGGACGTGCCCGGTTGCGAGGCGCAGCCGTTCGCCGACGACTGGCGCGCACTGGTGCCGCATGCGGTCGGCGCGCAATGGTGAAAACGACCAACGGATGGACGACACGTGGTTTCCAGCGGCGCGCCATCGGCTGGCATGGTTATCGCTTCGATGGCATTTCGGATGTGCTGATGCGTTGCCGCGATGCCAGCGTGCTCGACATCGGTTGCAACCGCGGCATGATCTCGTATGAGCTCGCATTGAATGGCGCCACGCTGTGCCACGGCGTCGATAACTATGCCGACGGTGTGCGCATCGCCAATGAAATCTTCGCCGACATCCGCGCGGTCGAAGGCCGTTTCGAGGTCGTCGATCTGCGCGGCGGCATGAAAGCGATCACCGCGGCATTCGGCGATCAATTCCGCCGCAACTATGACATCGTGGTTTACATGGCGGTGCATCACAAACTGCAGCGGGTCATGGGTGCCGAGCCACTGGCGCGACTGGTCATCGACCTGGCGCACTGTTGCCAGGGTTATTTCCTGTTTCGCGGCGGGCAGCCGGAATTCGACGAGATCGAACCGGTATTGACCATGGCACATCTCGAGCTCGTGCAATGGTCGCACATCCCGCACGATGACGCGCCGGCCGCGATTTGGAGGAGGCGGCCATAGGCGCTGGGGACGATTTGATGGCCACCGGCATGGCCAAGGGCGCGGCGCGCCGCGGCAAGCGCATCGCCTTCGGCGACGGCAAGCGCATTATCTGGGGGCCGTTCTCGAAAGAAATCTTTCGCGGCAATCCGAACGTCGCGCCGCCCGGGTCGGAACGCGATGCCGACCTCGAATGGATCGCCTATTACAAGGGCAACCGGCAATACAACACATGCCGTAACGGCCGCTGGATCTGGAATTATGATTTTCGGCCGCAGCCGGGCGAAATCTACCTCGACAAGGGCGAGCTCGCCTTTGCCAACACCATTACCGAAGGGACCATCATTCTCGAGCCGAACGTCCCGCAAAAGACTGCTGCCATCAACAAGCAATGGCCGCTCGAGCGGTGGCAACGCCTCGCCGATGTTCTGCTCGATTGCGGCCATGATGTCTGCCAACTGCAATACGCTGGCGCGCGGCATTACCTTTCTGGTGTTGCTCGCATTCGCACCGATACGTTCCGCCTGGCGCTGGCGGCGTTGTCGCGGGCGCAACTCTGGATCGGGCACGAGGGCGGAATGCATCACGGCGCGGCGGCGCTCGACGTTCCTGCAGTGGTTATATTCGGCGCCTGGATCCCGCCGGCCGTGACCGGATACGC